GCCCACGCTCGCCCCTTCAGACGAGCCGACGCAACACAGAGTGTCCATTATTTCTTCTTTTGCCCCTGGACAGGGGAAGATCTAATTGATAAACAAACCAATAGCGATCAACCGCGACTGGCCTTGGTTTGGCCAACCAGGCGCGGAGGATTCGAAGACTTTCCATTCAACGCGGATAGCCTACCGAGGTAGGCGTCTTCGAAGACCCAATAGTGTAGTTGTTTTGGGGAGCTGTTTGTCATCGCAACGATGGCCGACAGCCCTCCAAAGACTCTCGGGAGTCGGCTTCAAAGCTTTTGCAAGCTTTGAGACCGATGACCATTTATAGGCGTACTGTTTCATGTCGCGAGGTCCACGCGCGAGCCGGACCTTCCGATACGAAGCAGCACAATTACGGAGCACACGACGGAAGGGAATGATTCTCTCATTATCTTCCGCGAGTGCGGAATCAGCTAGGGCCGTCCGCTCCTCGACGCTGCGTATAGCAATGTCGAGGTGGGGACAGTCCACAACATCTGTACAGCGGTACTGGATCGCAGCCAACTTCTTGTGAAAGGAGTCGGAAGCGGGACCAGTACGCATCCGTATAATAGGCGGGGACACCGGAGCGCCGGTTGCAATAGCATCGACCTTCTGGTGAACTCTCAAAGGTAGGACTTTGTCTGGGTGCCTTGGCGGAAAGCCAAGGCCACCGAACGAAGTCGGTAAATAAACCTGAACTCCTGCAGCACGAGCAGCCGTCAACTGCTCGTGGAACACGAATTCTGTAACATTCAACAACCTCCGGCGATCGACGCCGAACGAAACACGTTCGGTGACCAACGCTGAGGTCTCCAAAATGGGTGCAACCTCCCGCCCCCAATCCGCTTGCGAAAGCCAACGGATTGGGACGGAAGGTTGCCGGACCAAATGACCCCCGACTAAAAGGTAAGGCTCCTCACAGAAGGTGCCCCGCCTCTTGGCCAGGAATGTTTTCTTCAGGTTCAGTTTGAACCCTACCTGCAGGCAAAGCTGCTGGTAGCGCTCATACTGAGCCTTTGTCCAATAAGCAATGAGGTCATCACCGCGAACGCAAAAGGACCCCTGGGGGTCCACGCTCGCGGCAATAGCCCAATGCGTGATTGAGAGCAGGCACCAGCCGATGGGAAGACCCATGGGCGTGCCCCTGCAATACTTAACGCCATCAATCTCCATCTCGTCAAAGACGAGACGGGGATCGATGTCCAACATGGCACAGAGGATACCCAACCAATGGTGATACATTGTATCGGTAGCCCCTGTGAAATCCGCGGAGATGACGTGCTTAGTCGACGAAGGTTTTGACACCTTCACCGTCTTAGGACTGCCATCTAAAGCTTGGACGCATCCTGGAAGAGACTTGAGAGTCTTATACAGGACACGTCGTACGCGGTGCGCTCGCGCCACTAGCACGGCCGGGGCCGTGGTGACGGTGCGCACCTTATTGCCACGCTCGGGCACTCCAACTATCTTCAACCTGGAAGGTAGCTCGAGAGCTCGAGCAATGTAACGTTTGCGTTCCTTTTCAAATCGCGCCCTAGCGGCCGGGACTTGAAAACGGAAAGCAAAAACTTCGTGTTTGCCGCCTATGATCCCCTCGTAAAGCGAGGAGGTCTTAGGCGGGTCAGCCCTATTGAAGTTTGAGTAGACGCTTCGAGATGTAAAATCTCGAAGCCGCCCACCCTGCTTCACCGAAAATTCAAGGCAAGCGCTGTGGCCTACAACATCGTAGCCCACAGCCTTTACCTTCTTTCGTTTGTAGCGAGAGCAGACGTTCTGCGCCACCTCGAGCAGCACGGGCGAGAACTCCCCCGAGGGAGAGTTCTCGGCGCCGGGGCCACAGAGGTCGAGCAGCGCTCGCTCCGCTTTCTCACACGCCTTCTTGCCTGCGACGGGCAATGCCCGTCCCAAACGAGAAAGCTGATACAACTGGGCAGGGTTGGCAATGTGCCCCCTGGGGAGCGCGAGGCCGAACCTGCCTAAACCGTGTCGGTAAGACGTCGTCTGTCCCCTAAGGGACAAACGGCGCATTTCCGTGCATGTCGATTTCAACTCGGCGGCGACCTGAAAAGGTCGTCGCCGAGCGAGAATCAAAATCTTGGTTAGATGCCGAACCGTCCCGGGACGGTCCAGTTTCCAACCGACTAAAAGATAGGCGATCGCCAACGAACGGACAATAATGTCCGCTCGCCGGCGGTTGCCACCCGACACAGGCCGGGTGTTGGGTCCCGACTGGTCTCTTTCGAGAGCCAGGCGGTCCAGCGTGACACCAAGGGTCTGTAGTGTCTCGTGCGTAAGCATTAGACAAACCCTTCAGAAAC